GCAGCAGGCTCGTAGAGTGGCGTCATCAAAGTCACGTCGTACTCCACGTACAGCTCCCCCGTCACAGCACCCCCAGTTGTCACCCCTTGGTTGATCGCATAGAGCACTCCCACATCGTACGTCTTGATGTCCGTATTCGCAGGTTGCGCGCCCGGACGGACGTAGTAGGTCTTCTCCTTCGACAGATCTTCCTTGATCGAGGTGTGGCAGCAATTCTGCCATGGGGGCGAGCGCACTGAGCCCCGGTAGGCCAGCGCTTGCTGCTTGGTCAGCGGCGCAGCGTCCGATGCATCGTAGTCCACTGCCAACACTTGAGTGCCCCCCAAGGAGGAGGGTGCTTCCGTCTCGTAACAAAACTTCAGCTTGTTGAACTTGTAGGACTCGAAGTTGGCTGCGATCTTGCTCAGCCAGGGGAATGTTCCCGCCTGGCCTGGGTTGCACGACAATGTCGCCGCCACATTGAACGTGGATGGCGACGAGCCCTGTGCAGTGAGATCCTGGATGTACTCCCGATGCACAATGTGACAATCGCCATTGCGAAGTGTCTGCATCTTTGGTTTCCCCGTCTTCTTCACTTTCCCCTGCGCAACGCCAACCGTTGACATAGCCCCTTGGTTCCCCATGGCCTGGCTGTCTTGGCGTTTCGCCGCATTCGCTCGCTTCTTCGCTCGCTTGCTTTGGACCTGCTGGGCAGGCATGTTGGCCTGCTTGGTCTTTTTCTGTCCCGTCATATTGAACCGGATCCAGTTTGTAGCCTAATTGAACGATGGCAAATCGCGTATCCCGGACGATTTTCTGCAGCGCGGCAAACACGTCCAGCCGTCCCTTGCGCGCAATTTTCGGCGCGCCAAAACGTGGCTGGTAGAGGCAACGAACTCCACTCGTGCCCAACGTGGCCGGGAGGCTGTCAATCGCTGACAGCTCTCTCTCGAGGTCCAACCATTCTGGAATGGGGTCGTCGAATCCCCTGCTAAAACACAGGTCCTGGAGAGCAACAAAGAATGCTTGCTCAGACACAGGATTGAGACTCAACGGCGTCTTCTTGAGGCGTTGATACCAACTCTTGCTCTGATGCAATCTGAGTTTAGCCTCTTCGAAGTCCAATTTGGTCAAACCAGCGGCGCTGACTAATCTGCGCATTGTTTGGCACAAGGCAGACCCAATGGGGGTTCGCAACATCCCCGCATCAGTTGAGATGGCAGCAGCGTGCATCTCCATATGTTTGTCCCCTCCATAGATCTTCTCAGTGTCAGGAAACAGAAAGAACGTCTTCAGCCATGCCATCGGGCACCACTTCAGTCCTTCCTCATCCGGAACAAACCATCCACCCAGGTAGGTTCGTCGGGTAATTTTTGAGAAGCGGCGCTTGTCGCCGATGTCGTACTCCCACTCCAACAGGTGTCCGTTCAACGTTCCTGCTTCATGAATGAAAGCCGCAAGCTCCTCTGGATCGTCCGCATCACCAGACACCCATTGATCCCAGCCCATACAAACAAATAGAAGTTGACAAAACACTGCTTGAATCGATGTCAAAGGGTTCCCAGTCACGGTAGTAACTTCTTTCGACTCCCAGTAAAACTTCCTGTCCTTGGGCTCCCCACGAATCTTCAACTCCCTCAGACCTTTGCAGCGAGACAGATGGGCCTTCGCCTCTCTGTCGCTCAGTCCGCCCTTTCGCATCAAGTCCACAAAGCATAATTGCACATCAAGGCCACAAGTCTTATCACAAGTGGCGAGATCGTATGCTGCGAACCTAGCGTTCTTGCCCACCCAACCGCGTCTATGGCAGACGAACATCATGATGTTGTCGTCGCCAAGCGCTAACATGTGAAACCCATCTTCGGTGCTCCACCTGGCGATCCATTCGTCCAGGAGATCCGCACGGGAGTCCAACATGTAGGTGAACGTGAAGAGATGGCCATCACGGCGCACCTCAAAGTGTTTGGAGAAATTCCGTTTCCACACCAATAGCCAACGCATCAGATTCAGCTGATCCACCTCGATTGGATAAATCGGGCGCTCTTTGACTTTCTCAACCTCAGCCAAATCGTCACGAAGAGGCAGAAGTTCATCTGCTTTCGCCACGACGGGCTGAATTGGCACCTTTTGCTCACCTTCCTTCTCCAGCTCATCAAGACGCGTCATATACCATGCCGTCTTTGCTGCACTAAACTCCTGATCAACTATATAGATTCGGAAGTCGGCAACGGACATTGGTTCAACTGCTTGGAAATGCTGGAAGATGTACTCTTCGGCAACTTGGTAACCCATGCGAATGTTCTCGCGGTTGGGATTGGGGGTAGGGGACTCGAGGCGCACTTTCACCATCTGGCACATGCTGAGGAGGCCGCCTTGAGGTCGGGCCATCAACTCAGCTGCTTCACAGCGCAGCGCAACGAGTTTCTTGGTGGCGAACTCCTGGTGTCGAGCGACATCCAAAAGCTCGGGTCTTTGATTAACCGGAACCAACCGGTCTCCCTCCTTGACCATCACACTGTCCGGAACCCAACTGTAATCCTCCTCACGGAAGGCCAGAGGCTCCAGAAAAGCATCGTCCATGAATTGGTCGAGGGCCTGTTCCATCACGGCTTCCCTCAACTGTACAAAGACGCGCCTCTCGCGCCAAGACTGCACGCAATTCACACCAGTATGCAGCAGGATGGCTACAGGGAGTGGCATGAGCGACAACAGCCCATGGGCGATCATGCGGATCGCGGCATCTCGAACGAAGTTAACAACCTCTTCCCTATCGTACGACTCAGCGTAGAAAATGTCCACAGCTTGAGCCACAATTTCAATGGCTGCAATCACTACAAACACGGGGGAGGCCAGTCTTTTAAGGCACTCTTCTATCGTCGCTTTCAACAGGATAGGAACAAATTGGTGCACAATGTGAACTGCATTGTCCAATAGCGGATGTTTGGCCAGAAGAGCTACTATCTTTTCACTCGACTTTCGTACCCAAAAGAAGCCCAAGACGCTCTCGCGAATCTTGTTGATCTTCCTCTCCACCATCGGCATAGCACGGAGCGCGCGCTGGACTAACTTGGCAATGTCCAGCATCACTGGCACACCACCCGTTCCGATCCACTTGCTGATTTGTTGAAACCAGTCACGCAAACGCTCCCACAGAGCCTGTCCCCAGACCTTGACTGCGCGAATGCCCTCCATCAGAAAGCCTAAGCGAGTGGTCTCTCCCATCAACGAAACGATTGGTTCCGAGATTTCGGGTCCAACAGACATGCGCTTTTCAAGATCGCGTTGTCTGAAGGATTTTGCCACGTCGGAAACCGACGCAACCACACCACCTGGCTCATAGAAGCTCTGCTGCATCACAAGCGCCTTAGCGTAGGTACGCATTCGGGCTTCATACAGAACTGGACCCAAGAAGTCCAATTTGGTGTGTTGTGCGACCGGCATGGATCTCGAGTAGACCCCCTCACAATCCCGATAGAAATTGCGAACAGCCGAGTCCTGCGTACGCAGAACTGACATTGCCTTTGGCCGCAACTCATTTAACAAGCTGGGAATCTCCCCATTTTGCACGAAACCCACACGGGGTACGCGCTCAAGCTCGCTTGTCTCAGAGTTAACTGGCGCCACACTGTAGTTGATCGCAAACAGTGTGCGGTAACCCATCTGTCCCTCGACATGACAGGTCATGAGCACTCGGGTCCCGTCGGGTGCTGCGAACACGTAACGGGTATGCTCAAAGAAGGCATCAGCCTCCCAAGGGTGCGTATAATGGGCATCCGTACCTTCAGCCCCAACAGCTGAGTACCATGTAACGATGCCATCACGCTTGTATCCAACGCCCTCCAACACGTCGACAGCTTTTTCAGCTGGATGTTCGACTGTCAACACCTTCTCTGTTAGCGCCGCATATGTAGACCCATTCTCACGGGTAATCATGATCGGCGTGCCCTCCTCATTCAGCATCGCCTCTTTCACGACGCGAGCTTCCTCCCACTTATCCGTGGCGGGCAGTTGAAATCGATGTAAGAACACACACTCCCCCTCGCCGCGAAAATCAAACAGCGACATGAGAACATTGACCCCTCCCGACTTAAAGTCAGGCGACTCCCACAGCCGATGATAGCGGAAAAAGGTATCCGGGCGGTACCAGTACGCATTGTCATTGGCAATGTAGCAAGTCTGCGGCAGCAGAGGGTCTCCGTTGAGGAGAGCTCTTCCGGCCGCCAAGTCATGTCCGAAGACCGCCCGGCGTTGTCCAGTGAGCTGTTGTCCCTTCGTCACAAAATCCTTAAAGAAGTCCAATTCCGCCTGCCGCGGATCGAGAACAACAATAGACTTTGCTTCAACAAAGGTGCGGAGCTGAGTCTGTCGAAACATTGTAGCCGCGCGAACGCCCGCACCAATGGCATGCGGGTTCTTCAAACGCGGTACTTTCGGAACAGAAGTCAAAACTCCTAAAGAGGCAAAGATGCGCGCAGTGGCGCGATCATCTGCGTTGACATTCACGGAAAACTTACTCTTCGGCAAGTCCTCACCTAAAATGTCCTTGGGCGGGTTCTTGGTCTGGTTCATCCCCGTCTTCTTCGACGCCATCTTCCTCTTCGGATTTGGCGGCGGACCATCTTTCGACGGAATTTGCGCTTGTGCCTTTGAGGGCACTCGCTTCTTATTCACAGCCTTCTTCGCAGCGGGACCAACCGCTGCGCCATTCTTGCTGCTAGAACCAGTGGAAACTGGATTTTTCGGCGCCAATGGCACCTCCTCACGAAGAGGGCCCACCTGTGTGGGACTCAATTGGTTATTGTCATTGCAAACATCAACCGGTTCCATTTCCTAATGGAGAAATACGATCCCAACCGAAGTCAAGAAAGGGGTGCGCAACGCCCG